CCGACATTCTACCACCTGACAAATTATATTTTAACTTGCCATCTTCACAATATGCAAATCCCTTGTTCTGTACCTGCCACTCCAATAACTTCTTAAGAATTTTATTGTTTGGGAAATACATTTTATAAATGCTGTGTTCCCATAGTAGTGCTGAACGTGAGATATGCTGGTCAAATCGTGAAGCATCCAATCCTATTGCCACGGGTCGCCTAAAGGAGGCCCAATGTTCAGATATCACTTTTCCGCGATTCTGAGCATTCAAACCTTTCATTATGGTCCTAGAGTTGAACAATAGATCAATGGTCTTGTATATTGAGTGTTCTATCCTCTTGATGTAGACTCCTAAACTAACATGATACCTTGGCGTTCTTGGGTTGATCGCCCGTGGTACCGCATCTGGTTTGGCCGTGAAATTTGTCTTCTCAACTTTAACAAAAGTAGAAAGATAGGAGTCCTTTCTCTTAAGTGGTTGGAGATTTAGTGAATCAAAAGCTTTTTCATATATACATCTTCTGCGTCCATCGTAGTTTTGTAAAAATTGCTCTTTACTCAACGGGGAGGCATATCGGTGTTTACGTGTAAACCATTCATTCACAGGTCCCATTTCACGGTGGAAGAATTCTGCTGTTCTTGGTCTAGGCGGTGAAACAAAACCACGTTCACCGTCTTTAACAAACAGAATCCTTTCCTTAACCGCTCTTTCAATGCTGTCTATGGAGTGTTGGTAAACATTAAAGTCCAATCCAGGTGATAGACCACCTAGTTGGTATATACTCTTCTGTTTACATGTGCGCCCTGTCCTCACTACCTTCAAACTAGTGCTATTCGGTGCAATACTCCTATTACACTTTCGCACAGGTAGCTGGACAAGGCCACATCAATGTCCTGCGTATTTAGCAGGTGATTTGATGAGGTCGCCCCCATTCAACCACCTACTTAGGGACACAGATTGATAACCATCATTATCATTCATTTCCCTATCGATGAATTCAGGAGAGGCAGCTAATTGATCAGCTGCAATCTCCATCTTGGTCTTGCGGAAGGTTAATATAACAGCCAGTGGTAACGTGGCCACTATATCTACCTTTCTCACATTCCTCTCTTTCATCTCATCAACAATATACCTCGTGACAAGTATACGGTTGGCCTCAGTTTGCTTTGGATAGGCAAAGTGAGTGCGTGCTTCATCAGCAAAACGGGATGCTAATTTGGCACGTCTTTCTATCCTTTTTAAAGGGGTTACCGTTGTGGGAGTGGTTGGCAACTCATGAACCCAACCAGGCAGCTCCAACAGGAGAGCCGTGGTCGGCGGTAATCGTTCAATTGCTGCGGCATAATCATCTGAGATCTCGTCACCATCGTCATTATCATAGATGTTAATGATAGCTTGTGCAGCACCTTCAATATGTCCTCCATATCTCTTCTTACGAACTAAGAAGATTCTACGGATTGATATTAAAACGTACGCTAGTAAAAGTATTAGTAGTAGTGCAGTTATCATCATCTCTCGTGGGTAGGTTGTATCAGATTTTTATGCGCCAGAGTAAATAACCATAAAGGTGAAAATTTGGA